GGCTTGCTCTGCGCCTTGCACATCCTCAGGGCCTACCGGGTCAAACACGACTGCCTTATCGGTAGACGCGAAGACTTCGATCAAGTCGGGCAGCATGCCCTCGACTGCATCGAACACATCAGAAGCGACAACCTGCGAGCGGCCCTCTGCTTCGGTGCCGTAGGGCTCGCGCATGTAAGCGCGTAGGCCCTTCTCACGCTCTGCCGCAATAGTGCCCGAGACATGGTGATACGCGGCGGCGGCTTCGGCTTCTAGGAAGCGCAGGAGGTCGTCGTCGGTCTGTTTCATGCTGTGCGGCGGTTTCTGTAGGTGAGCGGCTTTGAACCCGTTGTGTTTGCCATGTGGTCAACAGTCACGCAGAGATACCGGAAGGCGTCTGCTCCGTGGCTGTGTTCGTCGTGTAGCGGAGCGCCGGGCTCGTTCGTCACGCTGTTCACATGACGCCGATACCGCTTCAGGCACTCGATAAGGCGTGCTGCCTTGGTCTTCTCGAAGTAAACCCGGGGGAAGACAACGCGAGCGGCTCGAATGCCGTCCTCTACCCCAAGCTCTGGAATCTGATCCCGGGTCGCTGGGGCGTTTCTGCCCTGCCCGTTGATGATTTCAACCGCGCTCTTGCCGGTCTTTACGTCCTTGCTGTACGCATCGTGCGGGAGCCAGTCAGTGCCCCAGTTCAATCGCATCGCGTTCAGGTCTTGCGCGTAGTCAGCCAACGTTCTGTGGCTGCCTTCTATGTAATCAATGATCCGAATTTCTGAGGCTGTGCGCTGCACCAAGATGATCGTGGTCGCGTCGTTCCAGCCCAAGTCCCAAACGGTGTGCACCTTTAGGAGCGGGTCATAAGGTAGTTCTCGAATTCGCCCTTGAGCCTCTGCCGCTGCCACCTCGTCAAAGTAGATTGCGCCCTCAATGGCAGGAAGGCACTCGCCCTCCCAGGTGTGCCGATAGTCGGCCTCTTTCATCGTCGCCTTGGCATGTATGCGCTCTGTCTCAAGCACCGCAGGAAACCAAGGGTTGTCGCTGTAGTTCACCTTCTGGGCGATGCAGTCCGGGCGGCCAGTCTTGACGAAGCGCGCATAAACCGGGTCTGTATCAAGCTGCGGATTGAACGTGGCCCATATCTCCGACCCTTCCTTGCGGATCGTCGGGACTAGGACATTCCAACTCTTTTCGCTGACCGAGTGAGCTTCTTCAACCCAAACCCGGTCTACACCTTCAAAGCTCTTAATGCTGTCTATCGTGTGCTGCAACAAGCCGGCAAAGAGGAAGACGCTGCCGTTCTTTCCGCGAATCTCAGTCTCAAGCACCTCATAGAAGCTGCCGAGGCCCATGCTGGCTATCTGGTCAGCCAGGAGCCGATGCACCGAGTCCTTGATGCTCTTTTGCACCTCACGGGTACACAGCACCCTGAGGGGCCTCTGAGCGGCTTGGATGAGCAAAGCCCGAGCAACTGCCCAAGACTTGCCGCCACCTCTCCCGCCGTGATAGACCTTGAAGCGGGCCGGCTCAAAGAGCGACTGTGCCCACTGCGGAAACTCAAGTTCCACGGGTCTTGAACGTCACCGAGAGACTGTGCTGAATCGCTCCACCGTCTTCCCCTGTCACCTCTACCGAGGAAAGATCAGGCAAAGACTTACGCAGAAGGATTTCGATTGCCTTCATGCGAGTCGGGCTTATTTCGCTCCCGCCGTTAAGTGCGTGTTCCTGCAAGACATTTATTAGCTGACTTGCTTGAATGCGGGCGCGGACTTCTTCGGTGTGGCGCTTGTTTAGGCGTGCTGCCATGGTGTTCGACTTCCTTGCGGATCGGTCGCAATAGGTCGCCCCCGTAACTGGCCCCGGTCAAGTCAGGGAGTGGTCGGGCGTTCGTGGGGCGGAAACGAAAAAGCCCGCCTGAATCGCTCCAGCGGGCTTATGGGGTGGCAGTGGTCATCCTGCCTATGTCGAACAGAATAAAACAATCCGCTCAAAGATGCAAGCGTTTAAGCGAAAAAACTTTTCAACCTTTGCGGATTAGCTCGGCTATGTACTGAGCGCACCAGTTCTGCGCGGATTCTTCGGTGTCTGGGAATGCGCCTTTGATCTTCATAGAGTCAGCGATTGCCGCGCACCGCTCGCGCTCCTTTAGTATCTCCTCGTAGGCATGCGCGCTCATCAGCAAAAGGCCCAGGCGATGGTCTGGCTCTTCTTTGGCGAACTCTTCAGCCAACATCTTTGGGTAGTTGATTTTTGCCATGTCATGCCGCCTTGCGAGAAAGCGCCAAATCTAGCAAAGCCAGCGACTCCCTAAGCAACACAAGCCACCGCCGCGTTGTCATGTAGTCGTGCTCTGCGTCGATCATCGCAATACGCCAGGGCATGCAATACCGAGCAACGGCCAATTGCTGCAAGGTCTCAAGCCCGCCCACTGCTTTTTCTAGGTCGGAATAGTCCTGCCAGCTAAAACCCGTAGGCTCGTAGCTTCGGGCTGGCGTGGGGATTCCGTCCTTCAGCATGGGATTGATGGTGTAGAACCCTTTGCCCTTGCTGGCTTCGTCTAGCCTTTGGCGGCCCCAGCAAACAAGGAGCGATGTGAGCCAGTCAGGCCCTAGTTTTGCTTCACGCGGCATCTTGGGCCTTTCTCAGTTCAGCAGCTTTTGCTTGGAACTCCGCTTTGATGGCCCGGAGTCCTTCCCTTGTCCACTTTCTAGGGGTGTTGTCGGCTTCGATAGCTTCGACTCTTGCGGCTCCAATTCGTTCAATCGCGCCACGACGCATTTCAAAAGCGTTTCCAGCGAGGTGGCGGTTGCATTGCTTACATTGGCCGAAGGCGTTGTCCAACTCAAACCGCAGATGACTGGCTGCCCCCCTGCTTCTGAGGTGTCCGCAATCAAAACCTCCTCCCACTCCTCCGAGGCTGCAAGGTCTTCCGCAACTGATACAGCCTCTTCCGTTGTCTCGCAAACGAACATACAAATTGAAAGCACTCTGAGCCTCTGCTATGAGTTGGGGAATCGTTTTCAACGCCTCGCGCTTTGCCTTGTCCTCTTTGCGCTCCTGCTTGGCCTTGCCCTCTGCGATCTTGCCCGCGTAGGCATAGGCACAGAGCGGGCCGCAGGCAATCTGCATGGGGCGAACTGGCAGGAACTTGGCGCGGCAAACCTTGCACGACTTCGGCTTGATCGTTAGCCGCGCCGTGTCGGGGTCTTTGCGTACTAGCGGGGAACGCTTCATGCCTGCCATCTGCACCCCTTGCACTTCTTGTCGTTCGGTGCGTCTAGCGTGTGCTGGCAGTCCCGGCTCATGTAGACCGGGGTTCGCTTGAGTACAGGCGTGCGGGTCGTTTGACCGTCTGAGCCTGCGACGTAGCGCCAACCGTCCTGAACGATTAGCACCGGGCTAAGGGGGGCGCGGTTGTGGCACCCGTAGCTCATAGGCTTATCGCCTCCGCACCCGCACGAATCAGCCGCTGCACTTCCCGCTGAGTCGTCACAAAGGCGTCCTCTACCTGCCGCTCTGTAAGCAGTTTTAGTGCCGCGTCATAAATCGAGATAACCGCCCGAACTGCCTCGATACCTGGGCCATCCAGTCGGAGGCTCTTGCCGGCCTTGTATCGCTCCTGCGCGGCTCGCATTGCCACGTTGGCGGCTGCGGTGTAGGTCAGTGCGTCAGCCGATAGAAGCCCGCATTTGCGCGCCATGGTCTCGGTGATGTTCACCACATCGGCCAAGTCGCGCCATGCCTCCTTGTCGCCGCCTAGCTTGGTCATGGTCATCATGTCCAGCGCGGCATAGGCCCGCATTGCTAGGCGGTTGGCGTTCTCGTCGCTGGTTGGGGTGAGCCGTGCGAGCGGATTTCGAAAAACCGTCTGCGGCTGGCTCTTGCGTCGTGCTCCTGTTTTCCTCATGGTGCCCACTCCCAAACCGTTTCAGCCGCGCCGATGTAGCCCTCCGTCCTCGGTCGTGGAACCGTGGGGCGAATCAAGCCCTCGCTTTCCATCTCCTTTAGATAGCGATAAACCGCCGCCTGCCCTACCCCGATCAAGCTAGCTAGCTCGCTGCAAGTCCTCGGGGCTTTTGTCAGGAGTTGCACAGCGGCGAAGCAGTTGCCGTAGTTGCTCATGCTGCGATTTCCTCCGGCCAGTCACGCCCTAGGCTGGTCTTTGACCACTTAACCCCGCGCTCATCTCCAAACGCATGGGCCAAGGTGATTAGGTCGGCCATCTCGCCTACGGTCATCTTGGAAGTACGCATGCCAAGAAGGACGATCCCGCCATCTAGCCCTTGTGCAATTCGTTGCTCACGACGAAGGCCGGCGCTAAGGATGTCCTTGACGTCAAGAACATCGGCCTTCACATACTGGCCGTTGATAACGAACTTGACTTGCTCCGATATATCCGTGAGCACCGAAAACATCAAGCGGTTCTGTGCCGTGCTGCGGGTCTCTGGCTTGGCTTCGATGCTGATGCGGTGCCCGCCTACGGTCATTGCCTTAACCCACTTCCATAGGTCTTGAATGACGGTGTGGCCGTGCTGGGCGTTCAGGGCTACGGTGCTGAATCGCTGGCTCATTTGCCGCCCTTCTTGCTATTTGGATTTGCAGGAATAGGCATCCAGTGCGAATAGCCAAAATTGAAGTCGGGGCCAAACCACATATCGACTTTCACAATGTTGTGGTCTGCATCAAAGGCAAGCACGCGCTCTTGAACTGGCGGCCACTGTTCGCTGACAAGAATCCACGCGGCATGGGTCTGCTTATCGGCGCTCATGCAACCACCTTTGCCGCAACGCTCGCCGGCTCGAATGCGTACTGACCAGGCTTCATGGAGCTAAAGCAGCCCGCCACCTCAAGCACCTCATAGCGTCCGGGCTTGGTCGGCTCCTTGTAGTGCCGCTCTGGCGCGCACCATGTCACCGTGGGCGGTAGTGGCTTTGGCTTCGGCTCCCACGGCTTGCGGTCAAGCACCTTGATCGCCTTGGCAACCGTGTTTGCCGCTTGGGCTTCTGCCTTGGCCTTTGGCTTGGCCTTGGGCTGCCCAACTGGCCCGGTTTTGCGCCACTCTTTGCAATAAGCCTTTTGCCGGTCTAGGCGCTTTTGCCGAGCAATGGCCTTAATCGGCTCTTGTGCTGCGCGCCATGCTGTGTCTGCGTCTTCTGCGGCCTTCTGCACTACCTTGGCGTCGTGGTCGCTGGTCAGATGCACCCTGGCGTTGCAGTGGCCTGCGCTGACCGTGTAGCCGCGCAAGCGGAGGTCGCTGGTGTGGTTCTGGATGCTTCGGCGGCTGAGTCCAGACTTCTCCATTAGGTCTGCGGTAGTGATTCCAGAAGCGCCGGATGCTTTGATAAGGCCGAGGACTTTTAGGAAAAGTTCGCCTTTGTCGGTGTGTGCGCGTGTCATGCCAATCCCCCAATCCGCGCCGAATCAATGCCGCGCAAAAGCTGCGCGCTGGCTGAAACCTGCATGTGCAACCGCCCGTTTTCGTCCTCTACCTGCTCGGTGTCCTGCATGCACTCCTTGCCGGTCAAGCGGTAGACCGTCCAGCCCATCGCCTCAATCTCTTCTTGGCGCTTTGCGTCCTTGGCTTTGTCTTGGTGATACGCAGCGCCGTCGCACTCAATCGCCACCTTTGCGGCTGGATTGGCAAAGTCCACGAAGAAGCGCCCAACGGGGTACTGCGGATAGAACACCATGCCCATTGATCGAATGTCATTCCATACGCCGCGCTCGATAGGAGTCAGGCGAATCCGGGCCTCGTGCTCCCATGCGTAGGGGTCAATGGCCCATTGCGTTGAAGGAGTCGCCGCGATAGCTGCCGCGTGCTTTGCGTAGTGAGCCTTGATGGCTCGGAAGTTGGGGTTTTGCATTTCTGTCTCCTTGTTCAAAGCTCTGTGCTGTTGTTGCGCGCCGTGAAGTCGCTGACGCGTTCTGTGGACTCTTGCCATTGCTGCGTTGAAGGGTGAAAGCGCAGAACTGCCGCCCCCTTGCTGCCGCTTCGGTTCTTTGCAATCTCAATGCCGACGCGCCGGGTGTCGTCGCCCATCTGCTCTTCCGCCAAAGGCCAAAGAAACCAAACCGCGTCGGCGTCTTGTTCAATCTCTCCCGAGTCGCGCAAGTCGCTCAATTGCGGCCTTTTGCCAAGGCGCTTTTCAACCTCACGATTTAGCTGGGAGAGGGCAACCACGGCAATGCCTAGCTCTTTCGCTAGAGCCTTAAGCCCCCGACTGATTTCGCCCACTTGGGCCGTGCGGCTTTCCTTGGTTAGCTGACTGCTGCACAGTTGCAGGTAGTCCACGATCAAGAGCTTTAGGCCCTTCGTGCTGCGCGCCTTGGATCGGATATCAAGCAGCGTTTGAGCCGGCTTGTCGTCCAGCCACAAAGGCAAGCCCGCCAAGGACTGCACGCCTTCTGTGAGCCTGCGCCAGTCGTCATCCGATAGCCGCCCGGTTCCAATCGCGTTGCCCGCTACCCGCGAAGCGTTCGACATGGCCCGGTCGGTTAGCTCGTCGGCTGGCATTTCTTGCGAGATGAACAAGGCGGGCAAGCGGTCGGCTGCGAGCCTCATTGCCAAGTCCATCGCAAAGCTACTTTTGCCAACGCCAGGACGCGCCGCCAAAATAATGAGCGAGCCGGGCCTTAAACCGCCCCGCATTGATTTATTGATGAACGGGTGAGGGGTAGCCCATCCCGGCGTTGTTGAACCCTCTGCAAGCTCGTTAATCGCATCAAGCCTTTGGGCCAGCAAGTCGCCGATGGCCTTTGGCTCCGATGCGCTGCGGCGCTCCAGCTTTCCGAAGATCGCGCCGATTGCGTCAAGTTTTTCGGTCGGGCCGGCTTCGCCATCTGCAACGTCTTGGGCGTCTTGCGCGGCTTGGCGAATTGCGCGCTGCATCGCCGATACCCTGACGATTTCGGCATAGCGGATTGCCGCCTTGGCGCTAGGCACTGCGGAGACAAGCGCCCCAAGGTACGCCAAGTGTTCGTCCTCGCCAGTTCCTAACGCCGCGTAAACCGTGATCGGGTCGGCTGGCTTGTTTGCCACGATGAGTCCCGAGATAGCCGCCCAAATGCGCCGATGAAAACCGTCTGCGAAGTCGCTCGCTTGCAGCACTGCGCCCACACGGTCAAACACATCGGCGTCGAGCATCAAGGCGCCGAGTACGGATTGCTCTGCTTCGCGGCTCATGCGGCCACCTCGGTACGTTCCACCACGGCTTTCAAGCCTCGGTCGGTCATGAGAAAATCAATGTCTGCCGTCCAGCCCTCATGCCCACGGCCCGGAGTGCGGCCAGTCAGCCAGCCGCTATGCCCCGCCCGGTCGAAGAACGCAGCGAACCACGCCAAGGCTTCGTCGCCGTTCGTTGCCCTCGGGGTGCCATCTGCTTTTGACGATGAGAGCACCT